AAAGCAAGTCCAATGATACTACCTAACGATCGTTTTGATTCATGGCTTTCTGCAGATCAAACCATACTGTTTGATGACATTTTGCGTCCTAAAATTACTATTGGTTTGAAGGCCATACCGATAGACAAACCTAGCAACCACAACACTATTGCTCCTACTACTCTGATTTGTGCTGATTAAGACATTATGTCTCTACTACCTGTTCAATTAACGGAGGTTTTACAAATTCCCCATCTATGTATAAATCACCAATTGAAGCAGTCTCGCCTTCAACCCAATTTTCAAATAAAGGTTCGTCTGCAGCAACTACATTTACAACAACACTATTTTGAATCACTGCATATCTCATAGGAACTCCTCCCATTCGATTATTAATTTACCAGCAGCACCAGCCCCTGCTATGCCAATTCTTGTAGACCCACCACCAGCTCCGCTGTTTGCTTCTGGTGTTGCTGATGAATCACCTGAATTACTAGCTGACCCACCTCGCCCAAATAGCCCAGCACCTCCGCCGTAAGCACAGTTATTACTACTGTTGTAAACTCCATTTCCGCAAGAGTTTCCATTAACTGATTCTGACGGAAGTACAAACACTACACCTTCAGCCTGCGATGAAAATATGCCGATATAAGGACGTACACCAACGCCGTTCCCTATGCTCCTGTAAGACTCATTAAGGTAACTCTCGTTCCGCAAAGAAGCTCCACCTTTGCCACCTTTCAATATTAAATAAGAACCTACTATTGTGTCGCCACCTAAGTTACCTGTAGAGCTGCTAGTTGCTGCTCCACCTGCACCTATTGTCACTGGTATAACTTGGCCCGGCGTAACTTTAATAGGATACCTAATGGCATATGAACCACCCCAGCCACCAACTGCAATATAATTAACTTGGCCTGAGCTACCACTTACACAGCCACTACCACCTCCAGCAGCCCCTGTTACCCATACAGTATCTCCAGCTAATTTAGCCGGAGATGTCCAGTTACTAGACACTAAAATTTCTTGCGATTTCTTAACTACAGTTTGAACCGTTGCAGCTTGTTGGATATCCGCAGCACGATTCCCTATTAGTAAGTCTTCGGGCGCTGTAGCTGAATTCATTGCGTTTAATTTAGCTGTTATTAATGTGTCCAAGTTAATTTCATTACAGTCTAAACCATCCGCGGCTTTTCTTAAGATCAGCAAATCTTCTAAGCTGGTTGCGCCGGTAGCTGAATCAATTTTCGCCTGCACCTGAGTTTTTAAATTGGTCACTGTCGCTGTCATTTTTATAATCCCGCTAATGCTAACGTTTTAATCCGTCTCAATTGAGCGTCTAAATCCGTTATTTTTGAAATGGATAATTCTGGAATATCTTCTGCGGTCAAAGCCTCATAAGCTGGGTCCGCACCCGCGCCTTTGCCTTTAAGTACTCCAGCTGCAGCGCGTGGTAATCGGGAGATATTTAGCTGACCAGAGGATACGTTGGCAGCATTTAAGAATGTGAGGTTTGCACCGTTGCCATAGAAAGCTGTGGCGTAGAAGTGGCCGTCATAATTGATCCGCACAGTGTTCGATGGTGCAGTTGTGCCCGTATCGAAAGCCCCCGGTCTTTTCGTGGGTGTAGAACTCAACAAGGTTCGAACGTCGGCAATCACCAGGTTAGGAACCGATATAGAATAAGGTTCATTGTTTAGATATTGGATCACCCCGCTAGATACGGCTCTTGCTAACTCAAATGCTCGGATTGTGTTGTATGACCGCTTGTTTTGAATATACAACTCGACAATAGTCGTTGGGGTATTTTGGACTATTACATATCCATACACCGCAGCTTCATCACCAAACTTATGGTGTAACAGCTCGACATAGGGATTCTGACCAAAAGCATCCTGCTGCTTGGCTCTAAATTGAACCTTGTCGTATTGATCCGTGGTTGAACCACTGGCCGAGGATTTCACATATAGGGTTATTCCAGCGTCCTGATACCGTGCAGATAAGGAGATCCGTGCTGCCAAGGTCCACTGATTTTGATACAAATTAGATGTGCCTTGCGTGACAATAGCTTCACTTAATCTTGAGGCCGTTCCAGCATTCCCCGTAATACTTCCGCCAGGAACTACGTAATCAGTCCCTGCCACAGCGGGAGTCATAGCCCCAGTTCCATTGCCCTTTACCAGACCAGTCAAAGTCGCGGCACCAGTCCCACCTCTGGCAACCGGTAAAGTCCCAGTTGTGATTTTTGCTGCGTCTAAGTTTGGGATGTCTGCAGCAACCAAAGCTTCATAGGCTGGGTCCACTCCGGCGCCCTTGGCTCTTAAAAAGCCCGAAGTAGCACGAGGCAATCTGGCAAGCGGGAACTGGCCAGAGTTAATTCGGCTGGCATCAATGAATTGATCCATAGCATCAACAAAAGACCAGCTGGAAGCTGTTTTGATAATGTGGTCACCCACATCAACAGGGCGCGTAATACCATCATCAAATGGGCCTAGTGTGCCTGCAGTGGTGATCCGATACATAAAGCCAGAGCCAGCACCTGGAGGGAATGAGTTTGAAGATGCGTTGTAACCACCAATAAAAATTAAGGCACCTGTAACGCTGGCAGCGGCTTGCTGTGACCAATATTCAGCCCTTAAGGAGTAATGCAGCGCCGAATATTTACCGGCTGAAACCACATTATTTTCCGGGGCTGAGGCCCAGTTCTCTGCTTCAGTCGCTTTCGTCGTTGCAATACCTGCCTGAGTAGTGGCTGTGGTAGCACTAGTAGCCGCATTTGTTGCACTGGTATTGGCTTCAGCAGCTTTCGTTGTTGCAGTCGTGGCACTGGCTGCAGCGTTGATTGCACTGGTGTTTGCTTCACCAGCTTTCGTAGCAGCAGTGGTTGCACTTGTCGCTGCATTCGTTGCACTAGTGTTAGCTTCGCTGGCCTTAGTGGTGGCTGTGGTAGCGCTGGTAGCCGCGTTCGTTGCACTGATGTTTGCTTCACCTGCTTTCGTTGTAGCCGTGGTTGCACTGGTCGCCGCTTTCGTTGCATGGTGCTTGGCGCTGTACTTACCGGTTTCAACTAAGCTATCAACGGCCTTTTCTGCCCATTCACTGGCTTTCGTGGCGCTAGTGTTAGCTTCAGCTGCCTTGGTTGTAGCGGTGGATGCGCTCGATGCAGCATTTGTTGCACTGGTATTGGCTTCATTGGCCTTAGTGGTCGCTGTCGTCGCACTTGCTGCAGCATTTGAGGCGCTCGTGTTTGCTTCAGTCGCCTTAGTCGTGGCCGTGGAAGCGCTTGTAGCAGCTTGATTTTTATAGGTATTGCTCTGCGCTAAATTCGCATCAATAATGGATTGTTGGGCCGCAACCTGATTTTCCAACTCACCCGTAAGGGCCTCTAGGCCTTCATAAGCAGCCAGAATACCCTCAGCATTTGCAAAAATCTCTCGTATGCGTCGCACGGCCTCAGCCATACCTTCATTGGTATTAAAGGCAATCAATGGGCTGGTCGTATTTGGTTGTGCCCACGGGTCCCTCAACCTTATCTTCGATATGCCATTAACAGGAGCCGTTCCGCTAATGGCTTCAACAGGCAGGCGGAAGCCTGTAGTGGTCCCCATGAAAACCACCGTGCCGCTATAAACTTTGCTGCAGTCAACAGAGCCCGTTACCGTGATTTCATAACTCCCAGTAACCACACTGGCTTCTGCCGCGGTTAAGGGTCTAATCGGGTTAATCGCCATTGCTACCTCATGATGCTAATTTGTTTTCAAATGTCTCGACGTAGACATTCCGGCTTTGCACAGATGAGCCAATTGCTCCACTGAACACCACCTGAGCCAGATAATCTCTTGGCTCTACCGCTGTTCTGGTGTCAATGGCCGTCACTCCATAGTTGATAAACCAGCGAGTTGTGCCGCTGGGGCCATCGTCGGGTTCGTATATGCCGTTAACGGCGTATTGTGCGGACCCTATGGTTGTAAGTCCGGACGCGCTGGTATTTCGCCGGAGTTCAATGGAAGCACTCAATACTAAGCTGGCATGATTGCCAGATCGCATATAAACAGCACTGCCTTGGCCAGTGACTTTTACCGCTTTACCATCGGACTGGTGGTAGTACGCATAAGCAGTTAATGCGCCTGAGGTGTTGCTCGCCTGGCCTGTTTTGCTTTCGATGATTTGGCCTTGGAAAAAGCTCCCCTTCACAAACCCGGTGCCATCTTTGGTTAAGAATGACAGCGCTTGTGCTGGGTTTACTAAATGTAATAGTGCGGTGTTTACTTGGTGAGAACCGTAGTTGTACCAAGCTGACGATTTGGGGCCGTACCACTCGATCAATCGGCCATTGGTTCCAAATGGTGTTGCAGACACTATTTTCACATAATCAGAGCTTGGACCTTCGCCGGTAATACTCAGGCCACCCCGAAGCGTCGAGCCGCTTATTTCAGATGATAAAATAGTTGCGGCATTGACGACCCCGGCAAACACAAACTGGCCCATAGCCGCATTCCAGTAGAACTGGACATTGCCAGCTAAATCGGTGAATCGAATAGAGCCGGCTCTAAAATCTATGCTGTTGGTTTGTCCATCTACCAGAATGCCGTTTACAGTCGTGATCCCGTTCCACGTTGAGGAAACACCTAAAAAAGCTCGACTAAACAGCTGCCCCAAACTATTGGAGTGACTACTCAGCGCCAGGTTCGCGCTGGACAAACCACCCTCAGCATTTGTTACCCTCGTTCCAAGCGAAGTAATAGCTGATGCTTGACCTTCAGCCGTTGTCTTTGCTTCTGAAGCTATGACGAACGTGGCTGATAACCCGTTTGTAGGACTGTTTACAGTGCCGGCCAGTGTGGATATCGCACTTCTATTGCCCCCAACATCGCTCTGAACCTGCTGCAAATTTTGCAACAAGGTGTTGTTTGACGCACTTAACTGGGTATATTGAGTTGCACGGGCAAGTGATTCACTTGCAATTGTCTGATTTAGTTGCTCGATAGAAGCTGCTCGTGTTTGCCCCTCAGTGGTAATTGCTGAAGTTAGGCTGTTTATCTGGGTAGCCCGAGTCCCACTTTCGTCAGCAATTGTTTGGTTTAGCTGCGTTATGGCAGATGCCCGAGTTTGCGACTCAGTGGTTATTGACGACGCCAGGCTGTTTATCTGGGTAGCCCGAGTCTCACTTTCATTAGCAATAGTTTGGTTTAGCTGGTTTATAGCCGAAGAACGCGTTTGTGATTCATTGGTTATTGAAGACGTCAGGCTATTTATCTGAATTGCCCGAGTACTACTTTCATCTGCTATTGTTTGGTTCAGTTGCTGGATTTGGGAGGTTCTGGTTTCAGCCTCTTGAGTGATCTGGGCAGTTAAAGTGAGGTTTGACGATACCCGCTCTTTAGTTTCCTCCTTTATGTCCTTTTCACGTTCAAAATTATCCAGAATTTCATTAACTAAATCGCCAATAGTGTCATAGGGGTTCTCTGCACCAGATCCAACGCCTGCTAACGCTTCATCTAAAAGACTTCTGACATACGCCTCATCGGGCAACTCTGCAATTTTTTGGTCAATATATTGATTAACTTGTGATGAAACAGAGTCAACAATACTTGGGGTGATCTGTTGCCCCAGTGCTTCACCTATAAAATCAATGAGAACTGTTGGGTCATTACTGGTTTGCCCAGTAACTGACACCCATTCTGATTGACCCAACGCGCTCACTGTTCTGGCATAGATGGTGTATTCAGTTGCCGGCAACAAGTCGCTGAAAACCATGCTGCGGCCACGACCGCGATAGTTACCTATAGACTGTATTGCAAACTCGAAATCAGTCCCTAGACCAACGCCAGTTAACATTGGTATTGCCGTTAAAGTGAAATTGCCAGCTTCAATATCAATAGATTGAGGCGGTACTGGCAGGATAACGCTAAATGTAATTGCCGCTTGATCAGACAAAGTACCGAGAGTACTAACGGCAGAAACAGAGGCCGTGTATTCACCAACCGATAGCAAAGGCAACACACACATCTTGCCCTGTTCTTCCCGGTCTAAGACTTTTACACCATCACGCAGCAGAATTACTCTGAATCGGCGAATGAATGCATCACTGATAGCTGACCAGGTGAGCTTGCCGCCAGTTGCAAAGGTAGGATCTGCTATAATAGCCAAGGCTGTTGGTGCAGCTATATTTGTTGGGTCACCTAAATTTGTTCCGCCAATACGTTCTGAGTAAGCGACACCTGACCACGGGTAGATAGCGTTTTGATGCTCAACAAATTCAAAATCAACATCGCCGTCTTCGCGCAGCTTGCACTGCTCGACACGGAATGGTTTTTCATCCCAGCCCCGGGTATCGTCGGATATGCCAACAATGTCTCCAGGCTCAACAACGATTGCTGCAGGTGATGCAGAAAAGCTAACTTCCAAACGGTTGCGGCTGCGTTTGGCCACAATTTCAGCCATTTGATATGCTTCGGCTTTGTTCGTGATTGTGTCGAATTCAAAGCTTTGCTCGAGTAAAACACCATTGTCCTCAGCCAGCCACTCTACAAACAGTGGATCATTTGCATCAGGGTAATGAACTTCATCGCGTTCAAAGTCGGTGAGTTTGTTAGGAAACCGAATAATAACCCGGTTAAAGCGGTCGTTTTTTCGCCCCGCTTTGCTTTTCATCGGTGATGTGATCAACGCATAGTTTTGTCGAATGCTGGAGGTGTGACCAAAATAGAATTCTGGGGCTCCTTCTTTTTCTGGCACCAAACGCAGCTGTCCACTACCGATCGGTAGCATACCCCGCATACCAGACAGCATCAGTTTCACGTTACTGAAGACTGAATTGCCAGTATTCACGACCAAATTACCTGTAATTCTGGCGTGAGTAATTAGAGTAGTTTCACCGTTGATGGTTACATCACTAGTCACCTGACCATCGGCCCAATCTGCAGCATCAATAAATGATTGTTGATGCAGGCGGGTGCGTGCTAACCCTTTGCCAAATGTGGTGTTAGTTAGATAGTCCAGTAACTGCAGAGGTAAATTTTCGCTGTAGACAGTTTGGCCAGTGCGTGGATCTGCAATTCTTCTCCCGGCAATACGAGCGGTGATTTCCGGTTCGCCCCGCCACACACTTTGCTCTTCATCCATTTGCAGCCGTATATATGCATAAGCCAAGCCGGCTAGACGGTGATTTCCTGTCCAGTTTGGTATTCCTGTAATTACAGCAGTCTGATCTGCCGCGCCATTTACTTTGGTGATAGAGTGCCAGGCGCCACCGCCTTTCTTTTTGATCCAGCGCTGATCGAACTCTGATACGCCATCAAAGTAAATTTCTTCAATCCCCTGGATTGGCCCCTCACAAAAAACAACGATTATGTGCAAATACTCGTTTTTTGCGCCTCCAGTAGCATCAGTAACGTACTTGTGTACCTTAATACCACCGATTCTTCTTGTGCCATAAACAACAGGTATGGCGTGATCACTGCCCTGCTTTTCGACCGTGACTGCCTGAGCAGCTGGTGTATCGGGGGTTGGGATCAGCCAGCTAATTATTTTCTTAAACGGCTTTGTGACAGCTTTCCAGATTTTGCTGAAGAAGCCCATTATGCGCCGCCCCACTTCAGATCTTTTTTCACCTGCGCAGCAAACTCAAGGCCTTTGTCGCTTGGATAGAATCTCCGCTGGCTTGCATCTGTAGAACGGCGGCCACGCGGCGCCTCAAAATCAGCCCACTCGCTGGCCATTGGGATAGTGATCTGTGAATCGTCTTTCGAATCACTGATATCAGGTGCATTTATTAACCAGGCATGCAGTAAAATTGGATTGGGTATAACAGCGCCCTGTTCTGAAAGATAAGCCCGGTAAATGTATGCATAACGGTTTATTTGGTTTACGCCCGTCATCAATGCCACCATGCTTTGGTCAGCTGCTGTAAATGCCAGGCTGATTTCACCTATGCGCAGCTCTGCATTAAATGTTGGCGCGTCCATTCCGAGCAGCAGGCCATTAGATTCAAATACTTCTCCTGCCCAGTTCACCGGATAACCGCAGTCAGTCATGCGCAAGGTGACGTTATTGGCAAGTTCCAACCTGATCAAATGGCAATAGCTATGCTCGCCGGCAATTGCTGCAGCGACCTGTGGTGTTACTTGAAGCATGGGGTTATAGAACCTCGATTACATCTAATTCAAAAGAGGAAAAACCGGATCCGGATACTGCTGACTCGAATTCTTGAGCGTCTCGAATAAGGCGAACAGTAAAAGGCACATCTTTCACAATTGTCTGAGTCCCGAGCGGAACATCAGCACGCAACTGCGGAAAAATAGGCAGAGTGAGCTGGCCAGACACATTGCTATTTACATCAGCAGTTAGTTGATAAACCTTGCTGTGGTTGGCAAAGCGAATGAAATCTCCAGCCAATAGCTGTCCGTTCACTGGGCCTGAAAACCCCTGCATTTGAATTTGTGTTGAACCTGCCGTAGCTGTTGCACGAACAACAGGGATTCCACTGGCAACGCCTCGAGGTTTGCTATAAACAGGCAGTGTTGTATCAAACACCCCATAACGACCGTTTTGACTAAACACCCAGGCCATTAACTTTCGTATCTCAGCTTTATTAAGCGGCACTGTTGTTAAAGTGAACTCCCAGCGCTGAGCTGGTATTTTGCGAACATGCTGGATCAAGGCCTTACTTTCGGTTGCAGTCGTTGGGCTATTTGATATGAGAGTTGACTTATTAAACCTTAGAAATGCAGGTACGGTAGCCATTAGTAAAGTTTCACTCCCTGCTCTTCTAGTGATTGAACTAACATCCCAGATATCGCGCCGCGGTTGCTCAAGAGCATTTCAATCAGGCCCTCATTGTTCAAAGCTGACAGATTGAAGTGAACATCTAATTTTTTAACACCCGGCTCAGCCGCAGAACGGCTGCTGGCCTGTGGAGTACCACGCAAGAAATTGGTTAAGTCTTGGTTTTGGCGAGGGCTTAAAACCCGCTCGCCTTTATCAAGTAACCAGGTGCCCTCTTTTGGTATGTAATCAAGGCCACTGTGTGCCATACCTGCAAGAGTCATATTTGCTGCAGCTATAGCTCCTGCTGCCAATGGACTTGTAGCTGCTGTTGCTGCAGCCATTGCTGGAGGTCCCGCGAACGGGTTTAGTAAAGATGCAGAGGCAAAAGCGTTAATGCCAGCCAGCATAACTCCAGCAGTCGATTGGCCCGTAATTTGAGCTATGTATCCTGCTGCAGCGCTTGCTCCAATTGTTTTCTCGAGTGCCCAATTCACCATCTTCTGAGCTCCTACCCTGATCAGCATACGGATAGTTTCTTCTGCCATATTTCTCAGCATGTCGGACAGACTAAAGTTGCCAGTTGTAACAAAGTCGTAGAGAGCATCCTCCAGGCCGCCAAAGGCGGAGGTAAACATATCTTCCATTTGGCCTGCAATGTCGCTGACCTGATCACTCCAGTTAGCCCAGGCTTCATCCCAGCCATTGGTCCAATCGCCGCGCATTTCGTCTTCACGGGCGTAATAATCTTCCATCATTTGCAGGCGAGTACTTAGCTGCTCGTCCAGCATTTCAATTTGGCTGTCGTACTCTTCCTGAGTAATAGATCCGGTGGCAAAGTCGGATGTGGAGCGGTCACGGCCACGCTGAATATCACGCTCAATTGAATTGCGCTCGCCCTGCCGTTCACGTGCCCGATCGCCCATGCCAAAGTTGGCCAGTGCATCGCCGTATTGCTGTTGCTGGGCTTGGATTTCACTCTGCAGGTTTTGCTGATAGGCAGTTAAACGGTTGATCTGCTCACGGCTCTTGATCTCCCGTTCCAGCTCGACATTACGCTGCAGCTGGCTGCGAATCGCGCTTTCTTCGGCTAACAGGCTTTTTTGCTGAGCGGTAAGTGTTTTCTTTTCTTTGATATCGGATAGCTGCTGCTCGAACTTGATCAGCTGCTTTTGTGCTTCACCCAGCTTTTGATTTGTACCCAACTGCTCACGCAGCGTTGCTTCCTGTTGGGCCAGCTGCATCATGTAGACTTTGGCTGAGTCGTCAGATACCTTTTTGGTAGTGGTTTTAAACTTTTCTTCAATGGCTGCCAAGCCTTTAGCAACAGATTCTGGTGATAACAAAGCACTGCGAGGGTCTGCAGCTCTAATTTTATCAAGGTTGGCGTTGTACTCTTTTATGGCCGCGGCTTTCTGTTCTTCTTTGGACTTACCTTCATCCAGCAGCCTGTTTATTTTTTGCTGTGAAGCAATAGATTCTTTATTTAGCTGAGCTAGTAGTCTTTCTTTATCTGCCTGCATGTCTGACTGCCATAATTGGGTCTCAAGCAAATTGACTATTTCTTTTTGTTTTTCAACCTTTGAATTATCGGCACGGTCAAATTGCTGATTTGGCGTGACATTTCCAGAGTTAGGGCTAGTTTGCAGCTCAACCAGTTTTTTTCTGGCTTCTTCAAGTTGGCTTTGTAGAGTATCTGAACGGCCAAGGTTTAAGAGTGAGTCCCACGCTTCAGTGCTTCCGTTTTTTATCGCTTTCCATGCTTGTTCGATGTAACCAAGGTTATCAACAATTGCCTGAGTACGCTGATCGGTCGCATCAGCATAGGCATTCATTGCCAACGTTGCAGCGTCTTGGCTTTTACCTTGTTTTTCAAGCGCGACAATCTGCTCATAAATATCAGCAGTGAGGAAGTTGTACTTTTCGTTTAACTCGACAACTGATTTAGCCGGGTCTTTGGCAAGCGACTCGAATTCTTTTACTGTGTCGGAAATGGCTTTCCCCACAGTGTTTTCCATCAGAATGGCTGATCGGCTCACCATCTCGAGTTGTTCAGAGGTGAACTTGCCTGTAGTTGCCGCTTCAGCAATAGCTGCTGATGCTTGGCGCTGCGTACCGGAAACATCATCAATACGCTTGGCCATTTCTGCCAGGCTGTCTGTAGTTACACCAGCCACATTGCCAGTAAACAGGATGGCCTGACGAAATTTATCAGCCTCGATGCTGCCCTGATAATAAGCCAAAGCCAAAACACTTAATCCGGCGCCAGCAAGAGAAAGTGGATTAATTAAACCTACTATGTAGCCAGTCAGCGCTTTAGCTGCGGGTCCGACACCACCAAACATATCTTTTAGCTGACCGCCTTGCTGCAGGAATACAGTAAGCGGATTTTGACCACCTGCCAGAGAAACCGCGATATCGGTGAACTGAGCTGGTACCCCTCTTAAGTTAGCCTGCAGCTGCTTTGCCGACATACCATTTTTGTCAAACTGAGTGCCTATACCGCTTAATGCTGTACGTGACTGATTAATGGTGTTGTTTAGCCGGTTAAATTCAGCTTCATCAACCAGGCCTGATTTGAAACCTTGCTGCAGCTGGTCCCGCATCCTGTCGAGCTCTGCCAGCTTTCCGATCGCTGGATCTATTCTGTTGACCAGGTTGGAAAATTCGCGCTGCTGCACCGCAAAAGCTGAGTTGGTTTCAACCACTTCGCGTTGCATCGCTTTTAGCTGGTTGCTGTAATTGGTGTATGCACTCTCATCGACCAGACCTTTGGCTCTATGCTTTTCAAGCTGCGCCTGCATTTTATCCAGCTTGTTCAGCTCAGAGACAACAGGGTCTATTTTATCGATCAGGCTTTCAAACTCGCTTTTTTGGCGCTGTACAGCCTTATTCATTTTGTCTAACGCACGCTCAGTTCTGTTGGCCCCCTCCTCAAAACTGCCCGTATTGGCAATGACGTTTAACGTCAGATTACCCATGCTGCGTGTTGACATATTAACCCCATAAAAAAACCCGCCGAAGCGGGTTCAAACTCTGAAACTATCTAACTATTTACCAATAACTATCTGCGTATCTTCAGACTGCAGAGAAGCCTTGTTTTGAACGATGTCATTCCATAAAGTTACTTTTGCAGATTTCCAAATTTGAGTATTTGAATCTTTGTATTTGTATAGCCAATGCTCTACCCCTCCTTCAACCTTACTTATCTTGTATGGTTCGCCAAGTAAATCCAACACTTCCTGCTTTGTTGTCTTATTGGACACTATAGATTTCACATTTTCGAATGGGAAAGCACGCCCTAAGTCAGTATCAAAAGTTTCTGATGCGTTTGATGAAAACGCTATTAGGGACATGGAAATAAACAGTACAATAAACTTCAACACAACCCCCACCTCTGGTAATAAAAAGATATTAATACCATTGATTTATTGCTTCTTCCAGACTTATTTCTTCCTCAATTTTCGGAGTAGCCACCATAAAGTGGCCTAGCGGCTTTTCTTCACCGCCAGCACAATGATGCTGCAGAGACATTTGATATGCTGCGATCAGCTCCATTCTGTGCTGCATAGCCAAACTACCGTATTTTTCCTTGTACGAGGCCCAGATCACTGTTTCTTCGTAGCTCAGGTTGTTCTGGGCTTCGGCTATTGTTTTGCCTCCGACACCGGCGAGGACGAGTTCGCACCAGAATTCGTCTTCTTCCGTGATGGCTTTGGGTCCGGCTTTTTAGATAAGCCGTTTACCTCCCAAATGGCTGCCAGCAACGCCATGCCCAGGCTTTCGCAAATTGGGCCGTGCTCTTCTTCATCCTCTGCCAGTTGTCGCCCTGCGTTACCCATTAAGTCTTCTGGCGTAAACAGCGGCTGGCCGTGCTCGTCCACTATACTGGCGCAAATACGGGCAACCATTACGCCATCGTCTGCCTGAAACTTAGCTTCCGAGTTCACTGTGGCGAATGACTTTTTGCGAATAAATACAGTCGCCGACAAATCTTGCTCTTTGCCGTCTTCGTCGGTGACAAACCACTTAATTTCGCGCTGAACAGGTGCAGCGGCAGTAAAACTACCGCTGCTGGCCAGCATGGTTTTGTTTAATAATTGCATGCCATGCTCACCTTAAACCGCTGGGGTGTACGAATCTGCGGCACGGCCTTTTTTCAGCCACTTTCCTTTGCCAGAACGCTGAATAGACAGCGCAGTAGTTACCACAGCATTCAGTGCAAAATCGAACGGGAAGTCAGCCACGTAGCCCTCGAAAATGAACCAGGTACGGGTGTTTGGCAGTTTAAGTGCCCCGCCTGTCACTATTGGTTCAACGTCTTTACCATCAGACCAGCCAACAACAAATTGGATATTGCGGTCCTGCTCTTCATCAGCTAATTCTGCCAGACGAATATGTGCTGCTACTTCAGGATCGGCTTTTACCTGTCCTGATGCCTGGCCCGGAGTCGCCATGCCTTTTTTGAACTTGCGGGCAGTATCCTCCAAATCAGTGTCGTCAATTTGTTCAGTAGGTGAACCGCCTGGGGCAAATTGAGTCAACCCTGTCAGCTTCACTACTTGAGCATTGGCAGTGGCATCAGGATCTATAAAGTACACCTGAGTGCCTTTTGTTAACTTGGACATATGGTAACTCCTTTATTTCAATGCTTTATCGAGCTCTTTGTTGAGCTCGGCAGCAAAACGGTTAATGAGTGGGTTGATACTGGTGATAAATGCCAGGCGCATGTAAGGCTGCTCGCGGGCAAACTTGGTACCATATTCAATGAGGTGCCAATGTGGCGTATTGCCCTTTGGCCCTGTATCTGGGTTGCCTGGCTGAATGTTTTTGTAGTTAGTAGCCACACCGATGCGATACAGGTGCAGGCCTGTTCGGTTAAAAACTCGAGAACCATATTGCAGGCGAATATTGTCAGCTATTCTGCGGCCTGTTTTTGGATCATCTATGGATTGAGCCCTTTGCTTAGCAGCTCTGACAACAATGCCTGAAGCTCTTCGCAGCGCGGAACGTGTTGCTTTTCCTCTGACTTCATCTTTTACCAGTAACAGCTTTTGCCGCACGGCATCAAAACCAACCAGTGAGAATTTGACTTTGTTTGTCATGGCTAACTCATGTATTTGAAAGTGATTTCGCTAACCAGATCAGACGAGACCCAACCGACTTCAGGGTCGCCGTCCTGATCCATCTCTTCCACGTCAAAGTTGATAAAGGCGTAGTGTTCGTTTTCATCCTCACAGTCTTCCAGCGCTGTGGTGATGGCGTTGACCAGCAGTTTCAGCTCGACAAACCTTTTGGCAACCACTTTGAAGGTCATTACAAAATCGCCGATGTCAGATTTTTCACCATCTAAATCACGTTGCCTTTTTGGTTTGCTGGCCTGATAAATGATGTAGGGAAATGGCGCTTTTTCGTCCGGAAACACAGGCGTAATCCGGTCGCCTACCAACGCCTGTATTTCAGGCTGTGCCAGCAGGTAATTACAAACTGTGAATTCTATTGACGCGGCATCAGGCACGAGGCACCTCCAGTACCAGGATCAGTTCACGATTTTGGTTCTTCGTATTGTCGACCTTGGTTATTTTGTAAGTAGTGCCCTGATAGCCAGCTAACAGATTGGCTTGTACTTGCGGGTAGTACCGGGTTCGCAGCATGATCTGTCCAGCTACCGCTATACCAGCTGCAATTTTTTTCGCTGTTTCAATAGCCGATAGTGGCTCGCACTTTAATTCACCTATTTTTGTAGGTATTTTAGTTTTCTGGCCGCTGGCATCACGAGCGCCAGCTTCACTGAATATTTCCAGCTTGTGTCTTAAGCCGCCGCTGCGCATTAGCCGATCCTTGGTATGTTGTAATGGTTAAGTAGCATGCTGACCCCCATCGGCAGTTCTTCTGCATTCACAGTCGTACTGGCCTCTCTGTTTTCATACAGATGGCCAATGATCAACAAGGCAGCGCTACGAACAGTGGCTGGCAAAACTTCAAAGCCAACCTCTGCAGTAATAGTGACAGACTCGGGTTCGGATATAGTTCGAGGCCAGTTCTGACCAAATGGAGGCTTCAGCATAGGGTAAACACGCTTTCTGCTATCTAACCTGACTGTTTCCACGTCCAGCTCCTGACTGACACCGTTAGCATCGATGTATTCAACCAACGTAATGGTTTGTACTGGGGTCCAATCCAACTCAATAGCGGCGGCACCAACAGGAAATCCATCCAACCTAAGAGTCTCTTCTTTAGACAGAAAGCAGGTACCTGTCATCTCCTCCGCCAGTTTCAGGGCAGCTTCGGCCAGTCCAAGTAAAAAAGCATCTTCACTGCCATCATCAAAGCTTGAATCAAGACGCAGGTGTTTTTTAATCAGCGCCAGATCAATCATCGGTAATTCCTAATATCAGTGAGCATGTTTCTAAATAAAAAACCGGAGCATGTGCTCCGGCTTCGGTTTTTTACTTTTGTAGAAGTTAGTCTGCGACTTTTTCTTCTGATTTTTCATCAGACACAGCACCTGCAACGGCAACTTTGATGCCGTCAGTAAGCTTAGTCGCCTGATCTTGCGGGAAGCCCGCCACATCGCCGCGGCTATAACGCCCCCAGGGTTTGGTGAAAGTGACAGTTATGTTTTTGTTTTCAGCTTTATCTGTTGCTTTTTCTTCAGTTTTTGTAGCGGCCATGATGACTACCTATATTGAGTGAATGAAAAAGGCGGCATCTAAGCCGCCAATTCTATTTTGATTACCAGGTAACAGCTGTACCTAGCGCTAAGCCTTCTACATGGCGGAAACCAACGTCATGCTCTGCAACTACACGGACCAATGATTGATTGCGAGCAAAAGCCGATACCAAATTACCGCTGCCGTCTTTGTAAGTTGCTTCCTTACTAAAGTCGATTGTCATGCTATCCGCTTCACCGATGATCACATCGTTCCAGTCAGCAAAGTAAATTTCTGACTCATTGGTACCTGTGCCCAAGTTCACCGGAATGGTTGTGGTATGGAAAATCGGATAGCCTTTAAGCATACCCATTGCCATTTCAGGGTAGGCTTTATTACCGTTACCATCACGAAGGCCCTGCAGGTAAATGAAACTACGTGGAGATAAAGTCCAACCGGGTCTGATTAACAAGCTGTCCGATTGGATCAACATCAAAATCAACTTATCCAGAAACGCGTCTACAGTTGCCAGGCTTGCCGAACCAGTCCATGCCAAAGTCCGGCTGGCATCTACGGCTTTTTTCTTAAAGCCTTTTGGTGTAGAACTGGTGCCGTCGTCACGCAAAAACGCTTTGTCTTCGCGAGTAGCCATAGCACCTAAGATATCGTTGAGCACCAAATTTTCGACCTGAAAACCTGCACGGCCAATTAACTGATTGCTAATTGGTACCAGAGTAATCATGGTTTTAGCATTCAGTTTAACGTCATCAAATGCTGATTCAGTAGCGTTTACATCTGTACCTTCTCCGATATAGCCGGCAGTAGAGCCAGACGATAAACGTGGAAGCGATAGATTACCATTTGGTAACGGTACGGTTTGAGCACCTAAGCGGCGAACAACAGTTCTGGCGCGCAACAGCTCGATCACTTCGTCACGGATATTCTGTGGCACCAATGCGCCACCGCTACCCGCTGAAGTTTCAATGGCCATAGCAACTTCATTGTCGCCAATCTCATTGCGAGCGAAATGTGCAGCTTCAGTCAGATCACCTTTTGATGCAGCAATCGACATGACCAGGCGTGACAATTTTGCACCTGTGTACTGCTTTGCTTCAGCCTTCACATGGACAGCCGTATTTTTGTTAGCAAAAACGCTTACTGGCTCTGCCGTAGACGCCGCCATTTTTTCAGCCTGCTCTAAACGGCCTAACTGCTCACCCAGTTGCTTAAACTCGGCTGACAGCTGATCAAACTCTGCTAATTGTTCGGCATTTAACTGGCCGTCAGCTTGTTCAATGGCCGCAAAAGCCTGAATTTTTTCGTTGATTTCAGCGCGCTTGCGGCGGAGTTCTAATACTTTAGACATGGTATTTCACCTTTTTTAGTTACAACGGGATTGGTGAACTATTACTCAAGGAAAGGTGAACTATTGCATTTGGCTTACCTATCCAAATCACGGTCTGACTGGTTTGCATGGCAACCTCTATGCAATCTTGAGGATATGTGAACTAATCAT